TTGCGGATAATAGCAGAGACTTAAAAGAAAAAATAGACTTATACTTGGAGGGACAAGATGAGTTTTGAGGAAGGAGTAAAAATGTGGCGAGAAGAAATAGGTCAATACTATGATGAACATTTTAGTGAAGAAGAAATGGAAATCTTATACGAGATTGTTCGAGGTAATGTAGATGTTGACACACTCAAAGAAAAACTTGTTGACTTTTTTGAGGATAGTGATATACCTTCTCTACCCTTCTTCGATTTAAAAACTGATGAAGGATTACTCGATAGGTTAGATTATGACTTCGGTTATGTTGGAGGAACAGGAACGAGAGGAGGATATAGGACACACTAATGAAAAAAATAAAAGAACTTATTAAAAGTTGGGGCTTGACAAATATTATTTTAGGTGGTATGTTAGGAGGATATATGACTTATGTATTTGTACTAGCAATAATTAATACCATATGCGATTGCATATAGAAAGGAACTATGAATATATTTTTTTTAGATAAGACACCAGACATGTCAGCTAAATATTTATGTGACAAACATGTACCTAAAATGTTATTAGAAACATGTCAGATGTTATCAACTGCGGTACAAAAATATGCGGGTAGGATTGAAGAGTTATACAAACCTGCATATCCAAAACATCCTAGTACTATATGGGCAGGTGAAACAAGAAACAATTTTGTTTGGTTACTTGAGCATGGTAATGAAATAAATAATCAGTATGAAATAAGACATGGTAAAAAACATAAGTCAAAAAGAATACTTGACATCATACAAGACAGATGTTATGATAAAGAAATTCCAATAGTAATGCATGAGGATTATATAACAACACCGCCACAATGTATGCCAGATGAATACAAACATAAAGATTATGTGACTGCATACAGAAATTATTACAAAGGTGCTAAGAGATACTTTGCTAAGTGGGATAAACTAAACAACAAACCAGATTGGTGGACAGAATGACAGAGAAAGAAAAGAACGATATAATATGGGCAAGTGGTCACTATTTATTTGAAAGCTTACCAAATAATTTTATTGACTGGACTGAAAAAAAGTTGTACAATTGGATTGAGCAACATGCTTGGCAACCATTTGAACATTGGGAAGGTGAAGAAATTTTTGATGAGATAGATAACCTTGCTAATAGTATGAATGAATATGTAGGAATAAAAAAATGAGTTTGATAAACGCAGATAAATATATAGAAAGATTACGACAGACATTGAAAGATACAAAGTCTATTGGTGTAGCAAGATTATCTACTGCTGATAGATTTGATTATCTATTCAATAGATGTAGTGATATCATAAGAGATTATGATGAGGACTATAAACAATCAATAGAGGAGTTATGGGATGAGCAAGGAAGAACCGAAACCAAAACGAAACAAGATAGTTAGTTGGACTATCAATATCAAGTGGGACAATGGTACTTATGAAAACATATCTGATATGAATGATGATGTTTCACAACCCATTGATGATTTTCTAACTGAACTAGAAGATGAAAGGGCTAAGTTAAATGGAGCAGAATAAAGATAACATTATAAAATTCAAACCCAAGAAAACTAAACCTAAAAAATATTATTTGTGTGAATTTTTTAAGAGGTATGGTGAGGATGAGAATACATATCAATATATTTTTTCAGATAAGAATATAAAAGATATGGGTTATACTGGTGAAGATGATGACCACAAAATATTATCTCAATTCTTTTTACAAAAGATATATAAAAAAGATAGGGATGATATGTCACCAAGTATGTATTGGACTAATGATGGTATGTCACTTGTAAGATTTGATGGCATGGTAGAAGTTAAACCTAGTGAGTTTGATACTTTACAAAAAGCTAGAGTATATGTTAATGGTGATAGATTACCTTTAAGTAAATAGGAGGATAAATGAAAACAGAAAAAGAAGTAAGAGAAGAATATAATCAGATGAGGAATGATGACCCTGCATTTGCTGAGTGTTGGAGTGATGATGACCATGATTTCTATGAGTGGTGTTCGGGTTATGGTGACTATAAACATATAACAAGGAAGGGAAAATGAAAACAAAAAATCCTATAGCGAAAGAGTTGAGAACACCTAAGTATAAATCTAAGGTGGTTGAAAACAAAAAGAAAAAGTTAGAAGATGATGACAAGCATTGGATAACTTCGGGATATGAGGGTACAGAAATCTTAGTAAAAAATTCTGATATTCACAATGTACTTGATGATGATGTGGATGAAGGATTGTTTGGTGAGAATGATGAGAGTTTGGTAGCCCGATTTAAAAAAGAAACAGGAGGTAGTGTAGATGAGTGAAGAAGTAAGTATAGAGTATAAACCAGAGGTAACTATTAAGTGGGGTACTGAGGTTGTTAAAGGAATAGAAAAACCAGAGGAAGGATATACAATTAAAACTTATATCTTTGAAGATGAAAAACAAAAAGCTTTCTTTATGAAAGGTGTTGAAGAAGCTAATGGTTGGTTAGAGTATGAGGTAGTAGAGAAAGGAGAAACAATATCATATGTTGAAAGTAATATGCCTATCAGTCGTGTTATCCCTTAGTCTATTAAGTTGTACTAGTGGAAGGATTGATGACGCAAGTCCATGGTTTAGAGTTTTAAAATTTTCTGTAGATAAAATACAGACTGTAAAAAAAGATAATAAAATCAATGACTTACAAGGATAATAAATAAAAAATTATTTACTTGCAATTCATAAAAAGATATGGTATAATAGTAGGTTATTCGTATGTTAAATATTATAGTTTATTTTTTGTTAATACTTATGTGGAGTTTTATTATCACAGCAACATTTGGTTTAATATAATATGATTAAAAATATATGTGCAGGTTTGTTAATCTTATGTCAATCAACATTTGATTTTCAAAAAGACTTTGAGTATAATAATAACAAAGAGTTTATAGAGGGAGTAAAAAATTGTGCCTTGTATTACAATGCAGACTTACCAACTAAAGATAGAATACCTATAGAAATAATTGTAGGTCAAGCTTCTTTAGAAAGTGATTGGGGTAGGTCAAGGTTTGCAATACAAGGAAACAATTTATATGGTATGCGTGAGTATGATTTAACTGAACCGCATATCAAACCTTTAAAAAATTTGGATGCTAACTTTGGATTAAAAGTTTATCCAACAAAATGTTTATCAGTTGTTCATTACATTGAAACTTTATTAACACACAGAAGTTATTCAGAGTTTAGAGAAAAGATGTATGACATGTGGATAGCTGATGAGTATGATATATTTTTATTAACTGAAATGTTATACAACTATTCAGCAGATAAAGATTATGCAGTCAAACTAAGACGAACAATCTTGTTCATAACTGAAAGGGGTTATTTAAATGGCAGGTAATAAAAAGTTTGATATTGATTTAAAGTATGGACAGATACGAGAACAAAAAGTTAAAGACATGTTCTCTAAGTGTCAGATAGAAGTCAAATCAGAAAGAGATTGGTGGCAGAGGACAGGAAACATTGCCATTGAGTATGAGTATCGAGGGAAACCAAGCGGTATTTATGCAACAACAAGTGACTATTGGTTTCATAGATTAGAGTTAAAGGATAAAGAATTTTGTACACTTGTTTTTAAAACAGACATTCTAAAAAAGATTGTTGATAGTTACAAAGATAAGTTGACAAAAAATGTGGGCGACAACAAAGCAAGTAAATGTGTATTAATACCTATAAAAGAAATATTTCGAAAGGAGTTTTATGACAATGTTTAAAGAAATAGAACAGGTAAAAAAAGAAATACAAGAACACGAAGGGTTCAGAGATACTATATATAGTGATTCATTAGGATTTGCTACTATAGGTTGGGGTCACCTCGTAAAAGACACCGACCATTTTGAAGAGGGGGTTGCCTACTCAAGAGAGGAGTTGCAAAAAGTTTTTGATGAAGACTTTGATTTAGCATGGGCTAATGCAAATTCTTTAGTCAAAGAAAGATTGACAAACACAGACTTCGAACTACTAGATATAGACAGAAAGATGAAAGTCATATCTATATTTTGTAACATGTGTTTCCAATTAGGCAAGGCGGGTGTAAGTAAGTTCAATAAGATGTTTGAGAACATTGCCAAGTTAAATTTTGAAGGGGCGAAACTTGAAATGTTGGACAGCAGGTGGGCTAAACAGACACCCAGTCGTGCCGAATATTTATCAAACAAAATGTCGCAGGTATAAAATAAATTTATTTTTGTCTTGATTTCGACACAATTGTATGATATAATATGTTTAATTTAAATAAATTATTTAACTATGTTAAAGATTATTAATAGTTATTATTATAATATTAATAATAATATTAATATATATTTAAAAAGGATTAAGACTATGGTTGTGAATGGTTATACTAGTTATGTTGCATTAAAGCAGGTAGCAATCAGTTGCGAACCAACTACCCGCCATAGTTTTAAACTAGTCCAATGGTCTTTGTAGCACATTTGTTTGTGACAAGGTTGGTAAGACAACTTAGGGTAAAAGTGGGTGAGACCTACCACTACTAGTAAATAAATAATTTTTATCACTTGACTTTGTTTTTGTTTTGTGATATAATACAAACTTCAATAAAAAAATAGGAGGTATATATGCCAACAGTTGAAGGAAAAGCATATTGGGCTAGTGTGACTAGACCTAATACAACATTCGAACCTGTATATCAAATCGACTTAGCAGTTGACGATAAAACTGCCGAGGAGTTTAAAGGTAAGGGTGTTACAGTTAAACAAGATGATAGAGGTTCTATTATCAAGTTTAAAAGAAAAGTAGCTAGGGCGGATGGGACTAAAAATCCTATGCCAAGACTAGTGGACTCTGCAAAAAATCCTATTGATGTTCTAGTAGGTAATGGTTCAAAGGTTAAAGTTTTATACAAACCTTTTGACTGGAAATTTGCAGGTAAATCTGGAACAAGCTTAGACTTACAAGCAGTTCAAGTAATTGACCTCGTGCCATATGGCGAAGACTTTGATGTCTCGGATGGTGGTTTCGTAGCAGAAGGTAACAACGAGGAGTTTTAAATAATCAAACAAGGGGCGACAATGAATGAAGACAAATCTAAATTTGTAGAGTATCATGTCCCTTGTTCGAAATGTGGAAGTAGTGATGCGAGAAGTGTTAATGATGATGGCAGTAGCTATTGTTTTTCTTGCACCACTTTCTTCCCAAATGAGACAGGGATAAATCAACAACAAAGGGGCGACATGCAAACAGCAGAAAAGATAACAGACTTAAGTTATCATCAAGGTACTCTATCTGCAATATCAGATAGAGGAATTAATTCAGAGACTTGTAAGAAGTATGGAGTTAAGGTTATGTACAATGGCAATAACCTTATCGCAAAACATATCTATCCATACTATGACGAGACAGGTCAGATGATTGCGACAAAGACAAGGTATGTTAAAGATAAACAATTTTCAATTCTAGGTTCGACATCCAATTCTGGATTGTTCGGTCAGCAATTATTTAATGGTGGGAAGTATGTAACCATAACAGAAGGTGAGGTTGACGCAATGTCAGTCTATCAGATGTTAGGTTCAAAATATCCAGTAGTTTCTATTAAGAATGGAGTTGCTTCCGCATTAAAAGATATCAAGAAAAGTTATACTTGGTTAGATAAGTTCGAAAATATTGTTATCAATTTTGATAATGATGAGGTTGGAAGAGAAGCAAGTATCAAAGTTGCAGACTTATTTCAACCCGGGAAAGTTAAGATAGTTAAACTTCCCGAAGTGTACAAAGACGCAAACGATTTACTGCGTTCTAAGAAGTATGAGGAGTATGTAAAAGCTTGGTGGAATGCACCTATACATGCACCAGATGGTATCGTAGAAGGTAGTCAATTACTTTCTGAGGTACTACAACCAATAGTAAAATCCAGAATAGATTATGGATGGAAAGGACTAGATGAGTTAACTTATGGTATTCGTAGTGGTGAGTTGGTTACTATTACCGCAGGGACTGGACTTGGA